AGTTATGAATAAGGCAACTGCTATTGCATTTAAAATTCCTACCGATGCCAGCGTTGCCTATCCAACTGGCACAGTTTTAACTATTTTAAATATTGGTGTGGGTGTTTGCACAATATCTGCCGTAACGCCGGGCACAACAACTTTGGCAAGTGCCGGGGCTACCAGTGCTTCGCCTACCTTGGCCCAATACAAGAGCGCCGCGTGTTTGAAAATTTCTGCAAATAACTGGGTAATCGTGGGTGCTATCGCCTAATGATAGGTAATGCTATTGCCGGATTCTTAGGAGAAGGGGCTGCCCCAGCCGCCTCAAACTCTTTTGAGTCTATTGCAACCATAAACATAAGCGGTTCTAATAACTTTAGTTTTACTTCGATTCCTTCGGGCTTTACGCATTTACAACTTCGCACAACTGGCAAAATAAATGGCACAATGAATTTACAATTTAACGGTGATACGACTGCCAACTATTCAAACCATTACCTTTATGGCGCTGCATCTGCCGCTGGCGCAAGCGCCGACATATCGGCTACCGACATTAAATTTGGTTACGCTGGTGGAGATACTATCGTTCAGGCTGGTATTATGGATATTGTTGATTATCGTTCGACAAACAAAGCCAAAACAGTTAAATATTTATTTGGACAAGAAAACAATACAGCAGGTGCTATCTGGATTGCTTCGGGTTCTTGGTTTAAGACTCCAGAAGCAATAACAACTATTAGAGTTTTTAGCACTTTTAACTGGGCAACAGGAAGCACTATCGCACTTTATGGGGTGAAATAATATGGCTGCTGGTTCTACTTATACTCCTATTCAATCTACAACACTTGCATCTGGAAATACTGGCGTTACTTTCTCAAGCATCCCAAGCACTTATACAGATTTAATAATTGTGGCTTCTGTATTGCCAAGTAGTAGTATAAATCTAAATTATCAAGTTGGTAATGGAAGTTTAGATACTGGCACAAATTATTCATACAACAGATTATATGGAGATAAAACTACTGCGACAGCAGATCGGGGAGCCACAACAGCCAACAGCCTCGGCAACTGGGGTGTTGCGACTTCATCCTCGACCAGAACAATTTTAATAACACATTTCCAAAATTACGCAAATACAAGTTCTCACAAAATTTTTCTTACTTCTGTTGCCGATAGCACTTTTGATTATGTTGGTTTAGTCACTTCATTATGGAGAAGTAACTCTGCCATTGACATAATAAAGTTAAATGCCAGCGGCAATATGAGCGCTGGAACTGTGGTTACTCTTTACGGAATTGCGGCTGCATAATGCCTAATACATATACACTAATAACTTCAACCACAGTTGGAAGCGGTGGAACTGCTGCTATTACTTTATCTAGCATCCCAAGCACTTATACAGATTTACTAGTCAAAATATCTGGTAGGGGACTTCAAAGCGGCGTTCAAACCACTTACGATTTACGATTTAATGGCAGTTCTGCAAATTGGGATTCTTCCAACGCAAGAATTTATGGAAATGGCGCAGCAGCCACAAGTGATTCAACATCGCCACCATATTTATTCGCCACAGGAACTACCGCCACTGCTAATGTATTTTCCAATGATGAGATTTATATTCCGAATTATACAACTGCGACATTATATAAACCCGTTGTAACTTATACCGCTGCTGAAACAAACGCAACAACCCAATATCTTGGAACTCAAGCAGGAAACTGGCAAGACACAGCGGCTATTACATCTATTACTTTAACTGGAGTAATTAACAATTTTATACAATATACAACAGTTTATTTATACGGCATAGCAAACTCATAAGGAGAAAATAATGACAAAACTAACACGCACAGAAGTTAATTGCGAAACAGGCGAAACTTCTATTATTGAATTAACTGATGCTGAAACTGCTGAATTTGAAGCGGCAAAGGCTAAAGCCGAAGCAGAACAAGCGGCTGGCGAAGCTTTGAAAGCGCAAGCACAAGCCGACAAAGAAGCAATAGCGGCCAAGTTAGGGCTGACAAGTGAAGAACTTGCCAAACTATTTGCCTAATACACCAGAAGCCATGGTAAATATTGCCCTTGGCGAAGTAGGTTATGTAGAAGGCCCAAAGGATAACGAAACCAAATATGGCGCTTTTACTAAGCATAATTTTCAGCCATGGTGCGGCAGTTTTCTTATGTGGTGTGCCAAGAAGGCTGGCGTTACTATCCCAAATGTCGTCAGCGTTATCGATGGCATGAAAGCATTTCAAGAATTAGACCGACTACGCGAAAAGCCAAGAGTGGGTGATCTAGCCTTTTTTAACTTTACTAAAGGGCCAATACCGCAACACGTCGGCTTAGTGGTAGAAGTTAACCAGGCAAATGTGATTACTTGCGTCGAAGGAAACACTAGTTCAAAGAATCAGGCAAACGGTGGACAAGTAGAGAAGAAGGCTAGGGCTACTTTATTCGTGGTCGCCTATGGCCGCCCTAAATATACAAAGCCGGAATTAGTGAAAGAAGCGACCAGTGCCAATAACTAATATTTTTACAGTAACCACAACAAGGGGCATAGTTGTAGCGGCTAACCGGGCAGACCAGGTAGTCCAACTACATAGTGCCAGTGGCACAATTTATATTGGCGGCCCGAACCTAACTACCGCTAATGGATACCGACTAGATAACGGCGATAAATTGCAAATTCCATTATCGGACTTGGAAGATTTATATGCCGTTGCAAGTTCTGGAACGGCCACGTTATACGTGTTCGCTACCATTAACTAAGGAGATAAAAATGAACGCAAAAATACAAGCGATAGTAATGTCCTATCTACGCACTGCCCTATCTGCAATTCTCGGTGCTTACATCGCCGGGCAAACAGATCCAAAGCTTCTTGGCTCTTTGGCTTTATCAGCCGTAGCAGGGCCACTACTTCGCGCCCTTAACCCAAAGGATGCCGCGTTTGGAAGAACTGCAAAATAAAAAAAGTAATAGCGGTAGGGCTAGGGTTAGTTTTAACCTTGGCCCTATCTTCTTGCGAGCGCTATGACGGCTATACACGCTACCCATGCCAGGAATACGCTAATTGGAAAAACCCAGAGTGCCAAAAGCCAGAATGTTTAGTTACTGGAACCTGCACCGAAGATTTAGTAGGCGGCATAGTGAAAGGACACCAATGAGCGAAAAGCGCATGGGGCCAGAAGATATTAAAGCCAGGCTTATCTTGTTTATTGGCGTTACCCTTTCGGTGGTTTTCTTTATAGTTACCCTAGGCATCGTTTATGCCCTGATATTTGTAACCCAACCAGTAAGTGCCCAGGCGCCCAATGACGCGGCTTTTATTGATTTACTTAAAACCCTAGCCATATTCTTAACTGGTTCCCTTGGCGGCGTATTAGCGAGCAATGGGTTAAAGGACTCAAAAAAGGATAAACCAGCGCCCTAGCGTGTCGGTTCTTGACGGGCCTTACCCTTAAATGCGACCCTTAACCTGCTTGGAAATACCAGGCAGGAAAGGGCACAAATGACCATAGAACTAATCGACTACCAGGTAATAGCCTTGGCGGCCGGGGTTTTCTTATTGACTGTCTACGCCTACACAGTAGGCCTTAGAGAAGGCAAGCGCATCGGCTATCACAGAGGCCGCGCAATTAGTTGGAACGCAAGTAAAGAAGATCACAAATGATAAGCCGCGCTAACACTGGGGTCTACTGCGATTACTGCAAAGCCCAATGGGGCAAATTAAAAGATGGAACCTGGCACGAAAAAGCACAGACTCAAGCCAGCGTTACTTGTTATTCAATTCAAAAGCCAAACTTGCAACGTTCTTACTGCATCCAACACATCGCAGAAGTTCAAGCAGGGCCAAATGGCAGTATTTTTTCACTGCCAGAACAAATGGAATACGCCAAGGCTTACTTTGCCAAATCTGGCATAAATGTTCGCATCCATGAAGCCGAGGTGCTAGAGAATGTTTGACCTATCTAAATATATGACGGCAGAAGAACGCATAGAACTTTTTAAAGCTGATAACCCAGAAATGCGCTATGACACAGAACACGGCACTTACGGCGAATTCGTCTGGGTAAAGGCTAAGGTGTATCGCTTCTTTGATGACCCTAATCCAATTTATACCGGGCTGGCCATGGAGTCTATGAAAACCCAGTTTGCTATGGAGAAGGCAGAAACGTCGGCTTATGCTCGCGCTATCACAAATTCTGGTGATCCAAAGTATTCAACTACAAAGGATGGACTAAAAGCACCACGGGCTAACCGCGAAGAAATGGAAAAGGTGGCACGCGTTGAAAATGACAAAACAACAGTGCGGATACAGGCAGATTTAACAAATGACTGGGAAAACTTTTTAGCCGATGAACCAAAGATAACGACCTTGGGACAGGGCGTTGAACTGGTTCAACAGACTTTAGGGGCCACAGTAATACCGGAATGTAAGCATGGGGCCATGCAATACAAAGAAGGTGTTAGTGCTAAAGGCCCCTATTCTGGTTATGTTTGCACTGGAAAACGTGGCGACCAGTGCCCTGCCAAATGGGATAAGAAATAATGGGCGCGGCAGAAATATTTAGAGCCGATGGCACCTATTACCGCTTCGATGACGATGACACAATACTTATCGCCAGATGGGCTAACTGCGACTTATGCGAAAAACAGTTTGAAAAATCTCGGCTAACGACACATAGCGAACTATGGCTCTGCGCGACCTGCCGATAATTCGGGTAACGCTTACTTACCAAGAAGAAGAAGATGCACACACACTTGGTTTTAAGCGTGCCACCGAGCAGAAAAGCGTGGCCAATTATTCAACGCGAAAGAATAAGGGCCTTAACTATCACGAATACATCGCTGAATTGGCCGAATCGGTAGGTAGTGAAATTGCTACCGCAAAGTTCTTTGGCATCGAAGACTTTCGGCCAACAGTTAACACGTTTAAGAACCAGGCAGATATTGGTAGCAATATCGAAGTTAAATGGACTAAGTGGCGCGATGGTCATTTAGTCATAGGCCAATCAGATCGTAATAACGACATAGCCATCCTGGTTACAGGTAAAACGCCCGAATACTTTCTAGTCGGTTGGATACCTATTAGCCATGCAAAGGTGCGCCAGCACTGGTCTACGTCAAACTCTAACTGGTGGGTCAACCAAGAACACTTGCGACCCATGCAGGACTTCTTAGGAAGTGATTATGCCAGCGCTTCGCTTTAAATGCCGGATATGTAAAAGGGTGCAAGACCATGACACAATTGAAGAATTTGGCGAACTGCCCCATGGCATCGTTCTGGTCGAGTGTTATGGTTGTGGAGTTAAGGGCATCGAAAGCCTGGCAAACGAAGTTAAGTCGGTGGCCAAAGCTTTGAAGGATGAACTGGGGCGGTCAAATGACTGAACAGGAAGGCGATTTAAGCCTGTTTAAATACGCTTCTGAAGAAGTAACTACCAATGATTACTACACGCCTAAATGGCTATTTGATGCAATGGGTGTAAGTTTCGATATTGACGTGGCGGCACCGCCAAGTGGAATTCCTTGGATACCTGCAAAGAAATGGTTTAGCCAGGTAGACGATGGACTTGCACAAAATTGGGGGGGGGCGTTCGTTTGGATGAATCCTCCATTTAGTCATGTAACGCCTTGGGCGCGTAAATTTATAGAAAATAACAATGGTTTGGCTTTAATGGTAGTGAGCCGATCTAAATGGTTTGAAGAATTATGGGAATGTTCCGATGCCATTATGGCCACTCCAAAAGATTTAAAGTTTATGCGGCCAAATGAAAACCCAAAGGCAATTAGTTTCCAAACCTTCTTATTTGCGTTGGGTAGCGAAGGCGTTCAAGCTTTAAAGAATACAAAGTTAGCCAGGGTGCGCTAATGCCCAGATATGAATACCTATGCCCAGACTGCGGCCAAGATTATGACGTGTTCTTGTCAATCCATGACACGATACCGAGCACAATTCGTTGCACATGTAGCGCAGACATGAGTCGGGTCTACTCAACTTTCGGAATAGTCTTAAAAGGGCAAGGATGGGGCGGCAGATGAAATTGTTATCAAATCGTTATAATTGGTATTGGCGTGGTTTAAGCGTAAAGGCCCTTGACTTGGGCAGTAGCATGAACCGCTACTGGGCCACCGGGAACCGACCCCTTAAATTAAAAACAAAAATTAAAACCCCGAAGATTATAAATAAAATACTGGTTCTTATAATCTTCATAATAACAAACCTAGGCCAGCCTTATGCTTATGCAGTATCTACATATAGCCAAGATAGATGGAAGCTTTACTTACACACTAAAGTAATAAGCGACAAACAATATGTATGTATAAGCCGTTTGTGGTATTTAGAAAGTCGGTGGAATAACCGGGCCGATAATCGTAAGTCTACTGCTTATGGAATAGCCCAGGTATTAGATACTAAAACTAATGATCCATTTAAACAGATAGATGCAGGACTTAGGTATATCAAGCATAGATATAAAGGCGATGGATGCAAAGCGTTAGCACATCATAATAAGCATGGATACTACTAATGGCTAAAGCAGAGATAAGCACTAGACGTTGGCGCAAGCTTCGAGAACGCATATTGGCTAGAGATGGGAACACTTGCCAAATATGTCAAAGCACAGAGAACTTACAAGTTGACCACATAATTAGTAGAGTCGATGGTGGTCAGAACAACGAGTCGAACTTACAAGTATTGTGCAAGTTATGTAACTTGAAGAAGGGTAAAAAAAGCGGTTTTTTGAGCGTAAAAGGCCAC